GCAACTAAACAAGCATTGTTAGCAGAATACACACTTGTTTCTAAAAACGAAAAAGCAAGTGGTGGTATTTTTGATTTAACAACATCATAATAATAAACATGGTAGGGGGAGCAATCCCCCTATCTCAACAATTTGTTTGGTCTTTGAAGTCATTCATTGGCAGAACGAAGCAAACTAATAGGTAAAAAATGAGAACACTTAACGATTACTTTTTAACAGTAAAAATGACAGATGTTTCAACTTCTGGATCTGTATTTGTTGCAGTACCAGATGGAGGCACTGTTATTAAAATTATGTCAGTTATCGATGGAGCTATTGGAACTGCTGATGCAGTTATCACACCTTCAATCGGTGGAACTAACATAACTAATGGAGCTATAACAATTACACAATCTGGCTCTGGAGCAGGGGATGTAGATACATCTGAACCTACAGCAGCTCACAGTGTAGTTGAAGGAGATAGTATCAAGCTAACTACTGATGGTGCATCTTCAAATACAATAGCTGCAACATTTACTATCATCATTAGAAGATAAAACTTTGGGGGTGAAAGCCCCCAATAATTATAGGAGAAAACAAAATGCCAATGGGAAAAGGTACTTATGGTTCTAAAAAAGGCAGACCATCAAAAAATAAAAAGTCTAAAAAAAATAAAAAAATGAAAACAAGAAAAGGTAGATACTAATGAGTTTTAATTATGGATTAAGACCTACAACTGTTCAGATGCTAACATCGTCTGGTACATCATCACAGTCTAGTGCTTTTGGTGATTACACATACTATGTAAGAATTTGTGCAGATGCAGATTGTCATATTTTATTCGGTGCAAATCCTACAGCTACATCTAGCAGTATTTTCATAGCACAAGATCAACCAGAGGTGTTCAAAGTATCTCCAGGTGAAAAAGTTGCAGCGATTGGATCATCTAATGTTTCAATTTCTGAACTTAGTGCGTAGTGGCTAAAAAGAAAAAAAATAATCTTTACGCAAAAGTTGAGCATGAAAGCAAAGCTAAGTTCAAAAGAACATCTATTTCAAAACGCAAACCTAAGATGAGTTCTATGAATAAGCATAAAAAAAGATCGTTTAAGAGATATAATAGGAGTGGTAAGTAGTGTCTAAGTATAGCACAGAAAAAGAAGGTTTGATTACAGATGTATTTCATCAAGGTGAAAACTCTGTTGTCCATGAACGCAAGATGGATCACAAACCTATATTAGATCACAATAAAAAATTATATACTCAAAATGATGGTTACTCAGCATCTAAAGAATTAAAAAGGGTGGCATCAATACCTATTTTAGTTTTAGAAATTTGGGCTAAAGAATACAATCAAGATCAAAACAAAGGTAATTGGTTTGCTTTACCTAAAAATGTTCAAAATAAAATATTAAAAAAAAAATTAAATAGTTCTGAATATAGATATTTTAGAACTGCACCAGGTAATTTATAATGGCACTAAGTAATTATACAGAATTAAAAGCATCAATAGCAAATTGGTTAAATAGATCAGATTTAACAAGTGAGATAGCTGATGACTTTATTAAATTAACAGAGGCAGATTTTAATTCAAAATTAAGAATTAGAAAAATGATTACACAAGCATCTATAACAATCGATGCTGAAACTGCAAGTTTACCTACAGATTTTTTACAAGTAAGAGATTTTTATATATTAAGTGGTAGTACCAAACACCCTTTAAGATATATGACTCCATCACAAATGGATCAAACAAAAGGCACATCTAATACTGGTTTACCTCTAGCTTATACAATTCTTGGTGATACTTTTAGATTTATGCCAAAGCCTGATAGTTCTTACTCAGGTGTAATAAATTATTATAAAAAATTTACTGCTTTAAGCACATCAAATACAAGTAATTTTATTTTATCAGATCATCCTGCAATTTATCTGTATGGTTCTTTATTTCATGCTGCAAACTTTTTAGGTGGTTATAATCCACAACAGGTTCAAACTTGGCAACAAATGTTTGGTACAGCATTAGAAAGACTAGAACAAAACGATAGAGAAGATCAATTTTCTGGTTCACCATTACAAATTAGATCAGAGGATACTGTGGGATCACCCTTTAAAGAGGTTTATACAACAACAACTACATCGACTTAATTATGCAATTACCTTTTGGAGAATGGCTACCTGACCAACCTGATTACTTAAATCCTGGTGCTACTGTTGCAACCAATGTTTACCATGCTCAAACAAGTTACAAACCATTTAAAGGTTTAGTTTCTTATAGTGCAAATAATATTGGTAAAAATTCTAAAGGTGCAGGTAGTTTTAGAGATAACACTAATACTGTATTTACTTTTGTTGCAACAAAAACAGATTTATTTCAATTAGCAAATGGTACATTTACATCAAGAAAATCAGGACTAACAGGTTCAGATACAGATTTTATTACCTTTACTCAGTTTGGTAATTTTATTATTGCTAGTAATGGTGTTGATGCAGCTCAAGTTTATCAAATGGGTACATCTACAAACTTTGCTAATTTATCTAGTATTGCAACATCAGGCACACCACCAGTATTTAGAGTGAGTGGTGTAATAAGAGATTTTTTAGTTACTGGTTCTATTGCTAATGCAAAAAACAGAGTAGCTTGGTCTGGTTTAAATGATATTTCTGTATGGACAGCAGGTGAAAAATCATCTGATGTTCAAGATTTACCTGGATCTGGTGGTGAAGTAGTTCACATAACATCAGGTGAGGTGGGTTATATATTTCGTCAAAATCAAATAGTTCGTATGGACTTTGTTGGTGGTAATGTTGTATTTAGATTTTCTGTTATATCTTCAAACAGAGGTGCAACTTATGGACAAACTGTTTGCCAAGACAACAGACAAATATTTTTCTATGCCGATGATGGTTTTTTTCAAATAGATGGCGACCAAGTAATACCCATAGGTGCAGAAAAAATTAATAGATTTTTTGACCAAGATTTGAATAAATCTTTTTCAGATAGAATATCAGCATCAGTTGATCCATTTAATACATTAGCGATTTGGTTATATCCATCTGTAAATGAAGCAAACACTACAGGTATTTGCGATAGATTATTAATTTATAATTATGTAACAAAAAAATGGACGATTGCAGAGGTTAAAGCATCACAAATATTTCCTCAGTTTGTTGTTATCGATACTGTTGAAAAAATGGATTTAATTTCTGAAAATTTAGATAGTATTAACTTTGCTTTAGATACTCCTTTCTGGTCATCAGGATTTTTAAATCTTGGTGCAATTGATGAAAATTTTAAAGCAGCAATATTTTCTGGTCAAAATTTAGAGGCAGAATTAGAAACAAAAGAAGCTGAATTAATAAAAGGTTCAAGAACAAATATTACTGGTATAAGACCAATTGTTGATGCTACAGCGAATGTAGTAATTAAAACAAGAGAAAGATTAGCTGATACACCAACATCAAGTTCATCAACATCAATGAACTCAAGTGGTTTAAATCAAGTTAGAAAATCAGGCAGATATTTTAAAATAAATGTAAAAATTCCAGAAGGTTCTATTTGGAATCATGCACAAGGAATAGATTTAGAAGCTAGTCCTGGAGGTAATAGATGAGTGATAAAGTTGACATTGACAACATTAGATACTCTTTTGAAGCTAAAGAACTTTTTCAAAGACAAGTTGAGGAAGCAGTTAATACACTAATAAATAAAAACAATACTGAAAGTGATAAAGCTTTTAGTTGGTTTATGAATTAAGGATACTATGACATCAAATATTAAAGATTATTCAACAACACAAGCTAACAATACATCATTGAATGGCATAAGTGTTGCAGAAGGTATGCTACCTTCAAACTTAAATAATGCCATTAGGGCATTAATGAAAAATACAAGAGATTGGTTTAATGATGCACAATGGGTTGAATATGGTGATGGCTCTGGTTCTTTTACAGCTACTTATGTTTCAGCTACATCTTTTAAAATAGAAGGTTCAGATGTAACCTCAATTTATCATGCAGGTCGTAGATTAAAAATTATAGCATCTACACCTGGCACAATATTTGGTACTATAACAAGTTCATCTTTTTCAACAGACACTACAATAGTTGTTTCTTTTGATAGTGGTTCTTTATCAAATGAGGCTATATCAAATGTTTATATTGGAGCTTTATCTAAAACAAACGACTCTATACCAACAGGAATTTCAGCAACTAAAATTGCAGATGGATCTATTAGCGATGCAGAATTTCAAAGATTAAATGGTGTAACAAGCGATATTCAAACACAAATAGATGCAAAAAATGCAACAATAACTGGTGCAGCATCTACAATAGCTACATCTGATTTAACAGCATCAAGAGCATTACAATCTAATGGATCAGGTAAAGTAGAGGTTAGCTCAGTTACAGCTACAGAACTTGGTCATGTATCAGGTGTAAGTTCAGCTATACAAACTCAAATTAATACTAAACTTACTGCATCAAATAATTTATCAGATGTTGCATCAGCATCTACTGCAAGAACAAACTTAGGTCTTGCTATTGGCACAAATGTTCAAGCTTTTGATGCTCAACTTAGTGATATTGCAGGACTAACACCAACTGATAGCAATTTTGTTGTTGGTGATGGTTCAAATTTTGTTACAGAAACAGGAGCTACTGCAAGAACATCTTTAGGTTTGGGTAGTGTTGCAACACAAAATTCAAATTCAATTGCTATAACTGGTGGATCTATAACAGGATTATCTCAACCTTCTGCAAACTCTGAGGTTGCAACCAAACAATATGTTGATGATCTTTTAGCAGGTATAAGAACAAGAGTTTCAGTTAGAGTTGCTACAACAGCAAATATTGATTTAACTCAAGACTTACAAAATGGCGACACAATAGATGGTGTAACTCTTGCAACAGATAATAGGGTGTTAGTTAAAAATCAAACTGATGCTACACAAAATGGTATTTATGATGTTGTCGCTAGTGGTACAGCTACAAGACCAACTGAGTTTGATACTTTTAATGAACTTGCAGGTCAATTAATTTCTGTTCAAGAAGGTTCAACTCAAGCTGATAGATTATTTTTATGTACATCTAATTTTGGTGGTACATTAGGAGCTGACAATATAGTTTATCAACAACAAAATGTAACAACATTAGATTTAGTTCAAGATACATCACCACAATTAGGAGGTGATCTTGATGTAAATGGTAGAGATATTGTTTCAACATCAGATGGCAATATTACTCTTACACCTAATGGAGCAGGTGTTGTTAGACTTGATGGTAATGTAGATATTTCAACAGGTTTGATAGCTCTTAAAAATGGTGGTTCACAATCAGAACTAAGATTATATTGTGAGTCATCTAACGCACATTATCTTGCAATAAAAGCTCCACCTCATTCACAATTTTCAGGAAATGTAACTTTGCAATTACCAGGTGGTACAGGCACAAGTGGACAAGCGATAGTAACTAATGGTTCAGGTGTTTTATCTTTTGCAGATATTGCAGAAACAAAACCAACAGTGGCTAATGTATCTCAAACAATTGCACCATCGACTGCTACAACAATAAATATTACAGGAACAGGATTTGTTTCAATACCACAAGTAGATTTTGTTAATGGCTCAACTGGAGCTGTTACAAGAGCAAACACAGTTTCATTTACTAATGCTACAACACTTTCAGTAAATGTAACTTTAACATCAGGAAATTATTTTGTCAGAGTTGAAAACCCAGATGGTTTAGCAGGTAGATCAACAAATAATATTATTACAGCATCTACTGCACCTAGTTTTTCAACATCAGCAGGTTCTTTAGGTACGATTGCAGGAAATTTCTCAGGAACAGTTGCAACGATTGCAGGATCATCCGATAGTGCCATAACTTTTTCTGAAACAACATCTGTTTTAACAAATGCGTCAGAGGCAAATTGTAGTTTGAATAGTTCAACAGGTGTGATAACAACAAGTGATTTTGGTGGTTCGTCAACTACACCAACCACTTATAATTTTACATTAAGAATAACCGATGCAGAGGGTCAAACAGCAGATAGAGCATTTAGTTTGACTTCTAGCTTCGGTGCAACTGGAGGAGGACAATTTAACTAATGGCTAGTACAGGATTAACAAGAACACCAAGTAGTACAGGAAATAGAAAAACTTGGACTTTATCAGTATGGTTAAAAAGAAGTAATATAGGTTCAAGACAATATATTTTAAGACAAATATCTGGTGGAGATTATTTAGATTTTCAATTTCAAAGTAATGATACTATACAAATTTTTAGCTATAGTGGTTCAACACTTTTACACTTAGATACTAATAGAGTTTTCAGAGACATTAATGCTTGGTATCATTTTTTAATTGAATGTGATACTACACAAGCTACTGCATCTAATAGATGTAAATTTTATATAAATGGTGTTCAAGAAACATCTTTTTCAACAGAAACTTACCCATCACAAAACACAGATTTACCATTTAATAATACTAATCCAATATATATAGGTACTGCGACTTCATCACTTTATTTTGATGGAATTATGTCTCATTTTCATTTTACAGATGGCACAGCTTATGACGCATCAGCATTTGGTTCTACAGATAGCACAACTAATGAATGGAAAATAAATACTTCTCCTAGTGTGACTTATGGAACTAATGGTTTTTTTATTTTAAAAGATGGTAATTCAGTTACAGACCAATCTGATAATAGTAATAACTTTACAGTGGCAGCTGGTACACTTACAAAAACAGAAGATTGTCCAAGTAATGTTTTTGCTACATGGAATGCTTTAGATAATTATTATGCTTCTGCTACATTAACAAATGGTAATACAAAAGTAGCTACAAATAACTCAGCATATTCTGCTACTTTAACATCATTAGGTGTATCATCTGGAAAATATTATGCAGAGTTTAAATTAATTGATAAAGGTAGTGGTTATTGTCAAATTGGAATTAAAGGCAAACAACCAACAGCTAGTTCTGATGGTGTTGGTGCAGGTTCAGATGGTCTTGCCTATCAACGAAATGGAAATAAATTACTAAATGGTTCTTCTTCAAGTTATGGAACATCTTATGATAATAATGATATAATAGGTATTGCTATGGATTTAGATAATAATAGATTATTTTTTTCTAAAAATGGAACATTTCAAAATAGTGGCGACCCAACTTCTTCTACAGGTGCAATAACTATTCCAACATCTTCATCTAGTTTTTATTTTATGGGTATTTCTGATGAACACAATGCAGGAAGTAATACATGGGAAGCAAACTTTGGCAATGGTTACTTCGGAACAACAGCAGTATCTAGTGCAGGAACTAACGCAAGTGGTATAGGTATATTTGAGTATGATGTACCAACTGGGTACACAGCTTTATCAACAAAGGGGTTAAACGAATAATATGGCTTTACATTCGTTACACTCATATAAAGAAATTTACAATAAGGAGATATTTTAATCATGGCATACACAACAATTAATAAATCTACAGATAATTTTAATACAGTAACATACACAGGTAATGGTTCTACAAATGCTATTACTGGAGTAGGTTTTCAACCAGATTTTACTTGGATAAAAAGGAGAGATGGTGGAACAACAAGTCATCAATTATTTGATGCAGTAAGAGGAGTAACTAAAAGACTTTATAGTAATACGACAGATGCAGAAAACACAAATGCAACTACACTTACTGCTTTTGGAACAGATGGTTTTACAGTTGGTAGTAATACTGGAGTAAATCCAAATGGTAATGGTGTTGTAGCATGGAACTGGAAAGCAGGAACTGGAGCAGGTTCATCAAATACAGATGGTTCTATAAATACCACTTACACTTCAGTTAATACTACTGCTGGATTTTCTATATCTAAATATACTGGAAATGGTACTACTGGTGCTACAGTCGGTCATGGATTAGGAGCTATTCCTAAATGGATAATTGTAAAAAGATTAGATAGTGGAACAACAAATTTTCAAGTATATCATTCCAGCATGGGTGCTGAAAAATATATACAATTAAATACAACTTCAGGTCAAAGTGATAGTGATGTATTGTGGAACGATACTGCACCAACTAATCAAGTGTTTTCTCTTGGTAATTATAGTCATGTAAATTATAATGGTTCACCTCATATAGCCTATTGCTTTGCAGAAAAAACTGGTTACAGCAAGTTTGGGTCTTATACTGGTAATGGAAATGCAGATGGAACATTTGTTTACACAGGATTTAAACCAGCCTTTATCATGCAGAAAAAAACAAGTGGGACTTCTGATTGGGTTATTTATGATAATAAAAGAGACACATCAAATGTAGTGACACAAGAATTAAAGCCTAATTCAAATGCTGCAGAAAGCTCAAACACCAATATTGATATTTTATCAAATGGATTTAAACAAAGAGCAAATTATGCTTATACAAATAATTCAGGTGCAACATACATCTACATCGCATTTGCTGAAGCTCCATTAGTAGGTTCAAACAACGTACCATGTACAGCTAGATAGTTATGATTAACAGGGTTGAGTCATTAAAAAAACAATATGAATCTAAAATTTTAGAAGCTGATGAAAATATAAAATTACTTTTACA